CCCACCATCGATGTAGGCGCGAGTGCATGCGCTATCAATCCTCTTACCTTAGCGAGTAGCTGTGCGCTCATTCGATAAGGTGAGGGCTGGAAATCGACTGCGTTACTGCCTGAAAGGGTGGCTGTACGCGCTTGCCAGATTTCAACAGCGATCATCAAAGCTGCGTTTTGGACTGCTGTGTCTGTTGTCCAGTCTGTGTAAGTCTCTGCTGTTACTGTGCCAAAAGGCTCAATAGGATGCTTAGGTTGAATTGTGCTGTGATTAGTTGGAACTGAAATTGAATACTCTCCAACTGTTGCAATGGTCTTAGATCCATTGTATCGACTGCCTGAATTGGCAATAGTTACAGTCTGTCCAACATAAAAGATGTCTGTGACAGGAATGTCAAAGTATAAAGTTCCTTCATTCACAATGTTGCTATGTGCTACTGCGAACCATTGAGGCTTCCATAGCATTGGAAGTAGGGCTGCATCGGATGCGTCACACACTTCCTGAAGGGTCGCGTCTGGATACAAAGTGCCTACGCCTAATGTGCTGCGAAGCTCTGCAACTGTTGTAAGTGCCATGTGCAATCCTTTCTAAAGACTCTAGGGGATCAGAGGGCTACTGACCCCCTAGAGCGTACTTAGTTGCTTCTTATGGTGCTGTGTAGTTGAAGCGACGAACACCCTTACCTGACTTAGCAACATAGATTGCTAGGTATCCGTAAAGGTTGATCTCAACTTCACCAGATGTCAAAACATTGACACGAAGTTGTGTAGTTGGTGACTCCCATGCATACACAGAGTTAGGTGCTACTAGGAACGCTGACTCATCGACAATGCCTGAGACTGAGATGTTGTGATCTACGATGAGATCTGTTCCCAATACATTTCCGCGAACAGATGTAGGAATTGCCTGACCTGAAGCGTTGAATTGTGGAGATGCGACTGCGTATAGAGGGCGTGATGCTCCATCGACATAGCTCATGATTGAAGCCCATTGATCAGTAGAGGCAACTAGCTTGTTAGCGTAATCGCCACCTGTTCCCTTGTAGGCTGCTGCTGCTTCTGTGGAGATAAATGACTGTAGTCCTGCTGCTGTTGCTGCTACTCCAGTTGCCTGTGTGCCGTTAGCAGTCCAAGCTGCGATCATCGCGTTATCTGTTGCCTTCTCGTATGCCTTGCGAAGTTCTGTCATTAGAAGCTCCATAAAGGCTGGCTGGCTGCGGTCGATAAGCTCAAATGATACGCGGTTGAGACCTGAGAACTTCTCAACTGTTACTGTGTCATAAGCAGATGTCATACCTGTCTCAGATGGTGCTGAACCTTCGTTTGTGTCTGCAACTGTTGGTGCTGTGTTTGCTGTTGCATTGTTCACATACAAGCGTGGGACTGTAAATGACATACCTTCTGGCAATAGTGCAGAGCGTGTTACTGCCTCAAATGCAGGGCGTCCTGTGAATGTGTCAGTAAGGAATGTGTTTAGGTGTGGTGCAAGTGTAAGACCTGTGTTTGTTGATGTTGAGTCATCTGCTGCGCGAATTACGCGGCGAGCCTCGTCATCACCTAGAGCAGCCTTGATATTGGCTTCTAGGTATTGTGCTGAAGTGATTGGTGCTACGCGCTCGCGCACGAATGTAGTTGCTGTCACAACAGTTGGACGAGCAGCTTCAACCGCTGCTGCCTCTACTGGTGCTGCAACTGTCTCTGGAGTATTCTCCACAGCTGTCTCGCTTTCTGTTGGTTGGATTTCTTCTACTGCTTCTGGAGTTTCCTCAGCAGCGACATCGATAACCTGAGCAGACTTAAATGCTGGCTCCGTTACCAATGAAACTTCTAGCAGCTTTGCAGCGGATACGAACATCACATTGCCTTTCTGCTTTGATTTAATTACTTCTACTCCTACAGACAGACCAGACTGCAAGCCTTCTTCTGCAAGGATTAGAGCTTCTGATCCACGATTAGATCGTGATACCTTGAATGATGCATAGATGCCATCTTCTTGCTCTGTAAATTGTGTTGCCTTACCGAGAGGCTGGCGTGAGTCATGCTGATTAAGCAACTTGACAGTCTTAGGATCTTCTGGAAGTGCGATTGCGCCCTTCTCGAATACAACCTTACCTGCTGAAGTATTGCCTACTTCGCCTGTTCCTGCTGGCACGATTTTGCCTGAGATCAAGCGTTCTTCAACATTGGCAATAAGTCCAGATGTGAAGGTAATTACTTGGTTTTCCATTATTCGATTCCTTCGCTGCCGTTAGGTGTTAAATCTTCCATCTCCATTGCTTGTTCTACTGTGATCAAGCCTAGAGACAACATTTTCTCAATTACTAGCAAGCGTTCCATTGGTTCTGTTGCTAGGAATGAAGAATCTACATCAAACTTAACTGCATTACCACGAGCAGTAATGTCATCCATTGAGAGACGATCTTCAATAGCACATACATAAGGAGCTAGTGATAGAGAGTAAAATTGTTTTCTTTCGTCAAGCACATTGGCATAAGTCATTGAGTTATTTGCTTCTGCCGATAGCAAGTAAGCAGGTACATTGCAAAGACGAGCGATCTCAGTTGCCAAGAATTGCTGTGCTTCGTCATACATCATGTCTTTAGGTGAGAATGATGTTGGCTGGTATTCCAAAGTGCTTGTCAAGTACGCAGTCGCGCGATTTTGACGAGCGTTCTTCCATGCTGCAAGTAATCCTGCAACTTCTTTAGGATCTAAGTCTGCTCCGTTATTACGTAGCACTCCAGATGGCATTGGTGTGCTGGCTGCTATAACTGCTGCCTTACGAAGATCGATTGCAGCTCTGATTGTTTCAGATCCGCGTTCTAAGATACCTTCATCGAAGGCTTGAAATGTTACTAGTGATCCAATACCTGACATCGGTACTGCAACAGCCTCGATGTAGTATTGAGTAATTTCCATGCCATAGAGATCAGTCTCAAATGTAACCTTGACATTAGGAATCCACTTAAAGCGAGATGGACGGCCATCTTCTGCATAAACTTCTGTAACCTGCCAGTAAGCAACGCCATACATAAGCAATGAATCTACAGTCCATGCCATCGTTACAGAACGAGGCTGATTGATTGCTGGCTGATCAACCCAAATTGGATTGCCTAGCTCTTCACCTGTGGACTTACGATAAAGGTTAAGTGGTAACCCACCGACAACACCTGAAATTAGATTGCGGCATCGAGCTACAGAAGGGACAGACATTGCTTCATTGCGCTGGACGCGAGGTAGCACATAATTGTAAAGAGAGTTTAGATTCTCTCCCATAATAGAGGGGGCGTATTGCGCTGTAAGCGATGTCTTATTAGGAGTGGTTGCTTCTGTTTTGCGAAATAGACCCATAGTCATAAAGTGTAGCATTTGTCAAGTAATTAGACAACATGCTAGGGCGTGTCTAAGTATAAATCTGAGGCTTAGGTGCAGGAAGCATTAACTTACTCACGACCATTGCTAAGCCAATAGGTGCTGAAATGTCTCCAGCACTTTTGCGCTTGATGATTCTCCAAGCACTATCGTTGGTCTTAGCAGCTGTGTTAGTGAACTGCTCAATGAGTTCTTTAGACCCATTGTGAACGACCCTAAGGTTGGTCAATCCTTCAAGCAAGTCTCCACAGGCTTTGTAGAACTGCTGCCCTGACACATCTTCAACCATCACACCTGAGTTAGCAAGTCTGTCTGCGATAGTTTGTGTTGCGTACTTGTCAAAGCAGACAAGTCGTGGTTTATACAAATCAACCCATGACTTAATGCTTGCAGCCATCTTTAACTCATCAATGGCAACCTGTGAGCTGTAAGTCTCCATGATGCCAATGCCGATTCTGCCATCTGGAAGCAACTGACCAGCAACGAGAGATCCGTTGCGCCTACTTGGTGAGACATCAAAGCCAAATACTGTGTAAGCACCTACTGTCATTTCTAGAGTGCTGTCAGATGAGTTTTCAAGTACCTCTGTGCTGAAGGGGCAGGTCAGAGACGAGATCCATTGACAAAGTTGCTCTGTGCGAGCAGCTTCCATCGTGCTAGATCCGATTGCTTCCTCTAATGCTTCCTCTGTGATTAGGTAACCTAGAGAAGGGTTAGCCATCGCCCATGCGTTACGATCCCAGATGTCACAGAAGTCAGGTGCGCTGTATTCGTAGAAGCCTAAAGACTTAGGTGGCTTATTTAAGCAAGCATCGTGCAGATCGTTCAAAACTTTTGAAAAAGCATCGCCAGCGTTGCTGCTAAATAGTCGCTGGCTATTCTTACGAGCTAAGGTCACCGATTTTGCAGCATCCATTGCGGGTTCACTGACCTCGCGTAACTCATCGATCCAGAGAAAATCGCACGTTCTTCCTCTTGCGCCGTCAGAGGTTGCAGCAGCCACTTCAAGCTGTGCTCCAGATGCAAGGATGATGCGCTCATCGCCGTTAGTTCTACGGATGCCCTTTTTGATGTCTCCATCTTTAAGCTGGACTCGAAGAAAGTCATTGCGTTCAATGATGTCTGCCATAATGTTAAAGGACTTCATTGCCATAGACCTATTAGAAGACATGATCAAGATGTCCTTCTCACCGAACACAAATAAACCTGCTAAACACCTCATTCTGGCTAAATGCGACTTTCCTGACTGCCTAGCAATGAGCAAAAGGCTTGACTTGCGGATAAACATGTCATCTTTGTCCACAGCACACATGTCATTGATGATGAGCTTCTGCCAATCTAATAATGGCTGCCCAATGCGTTCTGCAAGCTCTGCAACTTCACCACCGCGAGTTTTACCCTTTAGAAAAGGGCTGTGGAGTCTTGGTTTGATTGCCCCTCGTAAGGGCTTGGACTTTTTGGGTTTAGTTGTCATTGAATCGGGTTAGGTCTGGACTTAAACGGACTGTCTTGGACTGGCTCGGACTTCATCGGAGAGATACAGTTTGAAAAGACAGGGGGGGTGAACCTCTTACCTAAAAAAACAGCCTGTGAGCGTGAACCTTTCGCGCTATTGCACGACTGACACGCTGAGACACAGTTCTCAGGATTGAAAGCTTGGTCAGGTGCGTGCTTGATACTGAGCACATGATCGACAGTGGTGGCATCACCTTGACAGTAAGCACAGATATAGTTATCCCTAGCCAGTATGGTAAGCCTAAAGGCTCTCCATCTTCTGCTGTCTCTAGGGTCATTAACCCTTTTTTGATTCAGTGCCAATTAAATTGCTTCCAATGATCGAGGGCTTTGCATGGTGTGCCATGCCTATGCTTAATGTAGCGTAAGCCCCACTCTACTTGCTGTATTGGTGTAGCGGTTAATAGCCATTTAGATCTACCTTGTGGAATACCAGCATGACTACCATTGACTGCTTTAGGATTCCATGCACTCTCTTTACCATATAAAGCTGCAATGCATTTATATTGTTTGATATCTCCTAATGAGTAGTATGCATATTGCTTAGGAGTCATAGATATATCTTGTAAGTTAGTAGAGCCTGCTTCATACGGTAGCAATAGAGATATCCCAATAGCTACTAGCACCCCGCAAGCTACGCCCCTGAAGGGCTTGCGGTGAGCCTTTGAGAGGCTCTGCGCCGTTAGCGTACCATTGCTGTCAAATCCATTTACATAAGTGCTGGTCAGAACGGTGTTTCGCATTGGAATAACTCCTTTGTTATACCCTGTGGATAACTTCTGTGGATAACTATTTATCCGTACTGTAGAAGCCCTTGCCCTTGAAGTGAACAGAAGATGAACTAATTGCCTTTACCATAGGTTCATTACAATAAGCACATAAAATCATTGGTCGATTGTTCCATCCATGATGGACTTCTTGACTGAGGTTGCATCTGGCACATTTGTAATCGTAGGTTGGCAAGTTAGGCACCTCTGTATCATGTAAGACCCACAAGCTGAGCAGCGGTCAATGTCTGCCTCTGTGGGTTCGCTAGTAATGTGACCGTATTTTAATATGAGTAGTGGCAATAGATCCTCAAGTCGGATAATCGCGGCATACTCACGCGCATCCTCACCCTGTCCGTTGAGTCTAATAACTCCGAAGCCTAATTCCCCCGAAATGGCTGTCCGAGCTTTCAATTGTTTAATGTATGCAAGTGGTTGAAATCCAGCACGGGCTTTGACTTCAACATCGAACGGCACATTAACAATATCCTTGCCACTACCCCTTCCCACACATGCGCCTTGCCATACAGTCGATAGGTACTGTGCTACAACACGCTCAGTGCGGAAACCTCTGTGTTTCCTTGCTTGACTAGCCATTAAATGTTACCAAGATTGAAGGGAATGGAGCTGCTGTCGTGCTTGCACCAAACTTCAACCTACCCTTGATGAATTGCAGATTAGCATGTGGATACACAAACTCATGAAACCACTTCGTATCTGTTCTTGATGGCAATAACATAACAACTAGATCATCATGCAATGCTGCCTTCTTGACCCAGTCATAGATCCCACGCCCATAGGGTGGATTTACCCATGTTCGCCCAACCCATTGACCACTTAAACCATTACGCCTAGCCTCGTCTGGATGATCTAAGCCAAACCACTCATCGCATAGATGATTAGTTAGACTCGCTGCTGCATCCAACTCAAAGTTATAAAAACTATTAGCTTGTTCCCACAGATCCTTAGGCGTTGCCCAGTCATCAGTGACTGAAACTGGCATGTATGGACTAGCCATTGACTGCTTTACACTTGGCACACTGCCATGTAACAATGCCATTAACTGAGTCAGATGAGATGTCCTCTAGCTCACGGATCTGAACTGGCTCATTGCATAGCTGACAAGCGATGAAGGCTGACATAAGGTCAAGCCATTCACCATTGATCTTAATTCCTACATGACCCATTATACTCTCGCCTTCTGTGGTTGCCATTTACCATCGCTGCCTAACACATACCATACTGCTGGGCACTTACCCTCAAAGCCTGAGTGACCAAGTGCTGTGCATTGGTACGCTGCCCAATCCTTGCCAGTCTTCGTGCTGTGTCCTGTTTTCCATACCATAGATCCATGCTTGCATTGTGGTACTTCAGCAGCTTCTTCTGTTCCCATAACTGCTGCGATGTTTTCCATAGCCTTTTCAAGCGTAACTGGAGCATCTACTACCTTCATGTATTCATTGACTGGAGTTGTCCAATAGTCCTGCACATCTGCAACAGTAGGCTTGACAGGCTTTTGTGCTACTACCTTGCTCATCTCTTCACGGCTAGGTCTTTTTCCTTTAGGAGCATAACCTGCATTTGCAAGTGCTCTGCCGATTGCCGAAGTCTCACAATTCTCCAATGCTGAAGTCTGATTGACGCCTCGACTAGAAACTGTCTCTTCAGCGTACCCT